GGCCCCCAGCTTCATGTCACGCTCGAAGTACGACGTGCCGTCGCTCTTGAATGTGATCACGTCGTTGCCCGCCTGTCGCATGGCCAGCATCCCGTCGCTGCTGGTGTAGCGCATGTGGGCCGCCGCCGGATTGCCGACGCGCAATGAATAGCCGTAGGTCGCGTCGCGCCCAACCCAGAAGCCCGTGCCGGTTCCGAGGCCCGTCGGCAGCGGATGGCCAACGGCAATCGAGGGGACGTTGGGGTCAAGGCGGATGGCTTCATTTGATGCCACGATGTCGTACTCCCAGCGCAAGCGGAGCCGCGCATTGTTCCAGTCCACTTGCGGGGCCGCCATGTCGTGCTGCGGCATGGTGACGGTTGTCGTGGCAGTCGAATTGGTAGTCTGTGTGCGAACCAGGGCTTCGGCGGTCAGGGCCGTCTGTTCGTCGGCCTTGAATACCTGCGCGTACAACCGCACTGTGTCGGCAGCGAACGATGCGCCGACGGTCGTCACCTTGACATCCACTTTGTACGTGGAACCGCCCCACGTCGGGTTGGTCAGGCCGACAAACAACATACCGCCACGGTTGCCGTCATTGCGAACGTAATCATTGTGGTTGGGCGCCCCTGTTCCTTCGTCGATGGTTGACCAGTAGTTGCCGGCCGTGGATACGACAGCCACGGCCGTATGATCCTGATTAGGCACTAACGTCGTGCTGGCTCCCGCCGTACGCCAATGAACTACATCCACCGCCGAGACGCGCAATTGCGCCCCTTCGCCGGAATAGAGCGACAGACGTGAGCCGTGGATTTCATTGCCCAGCGGCGAAAAACGGGTGAAAACCGAGCCACTATTGCCCGCCTGAAAACCGAACTCGTGCCGCCCGCTAACGCCAATTAGTTGGCCGATGCGGATGGGATACACCGGGTTGGCAGTCGGATTAGCTCCATACCACATGCCGACACCGGCGTGCGGCCCGCCCTTGTCCATCGCCGTTACGTACCACCAGCCCGATCCGGCTTTGCCGTAGTCCAGAGCCGCCGTCCCTAGCGGGACGGTCTTGCCGGGTATGCCGACACCGGCGATTCTGGTCGTGAATGTCCACCGCTGTTCACCGTTGGCTTGATCTGTCCAGCCCGTCACCTGCCCCCAAACGTTGGCCACAAGCAGCCCGCCGCCGGGCGTCGTGTTAAGCCTAAGCAATACCCAGTCGCCGTCGATAAATAACGGCGCGTCGGGGAAGCCGGGCGCGTCCCAGATATACAGGTGGCCTGTGGCGTTGACGGCGGGCACTGTGAAGTTGCGCGAGACCTCGCCCATGCTCTCGGTGATGTACTCGCCCCCGATTTTGACGCGAAACATATCGGCGGTGAAAGCGGCCACGTGCAATTCATCGGCCATCATGTTGGTGAAGTACGCCTTGCCGTCGTAGTCCACCTGCCAGCCCGTCTGGGGAAAGGTGCCGACAGCGGCGTGAGCCGTGCGTAGCGTCGAGGTGGCGTTGACCTGAATCACGTTACCGGCCGGGCTGAAAATCAACGTTGACGCCGGGGCGATTGTCAGGTTGCCGGTCGTGGTCGAAACAGTCCGCCCGCCGGTAAATGACAGATTCGCGTCGGCCGTGATCACGTTGTTGGCCGGGGCCAGTGTGATCCCGCCCGCCGATTCCAGCCGAGGCGAAACCAGCTTGTCGGCGGTGGAATACCGCGTTGTCAGGTCGCCGTTGCTATCCCCCTTCAGGAGGGTGTTAGGGGTCGCCTTGCCGTCGGCCGTGGCCGTGACGGCGTGGGTATGGCCCGCGCCACTCACGGCGTTAGCAGAGACGGCCGACAGGGTAGACGGCGTGCCCAGCCCCAGGGCGTCGGCTCCCAGCACCATCCCGCTATCAGGATTTAGGCCGACGTTGATTACCTTGTTGGAGATGCCCAGTCCGCTACCGGCCACCGTATCGGCCAATGCCAGCCCACCGCCTGCGATATTCAGGCCTGACGGCCCGGCGAGGTTTAGCGTGATAGCCTGGGTAGGGGACACCCCGATAGCGGCGTTGCCCGCCGTGGCCGCCGGGTGAGAATCACCGCCGCCGCCACCGCCGTCCTTGCCGCCGGAACGGCCGACGTCAATCGCCCGGCTGTTACGCGCCGGTGCGTTGTAAGTAAACACCCGCGTGTCGGTATCCCGGATGGCTTTAGCGATCAGCCGTTCGTCGGTCATGATCGGCGCCTTCTTATCGGACAGTTTTAGCCGATAAATAACCGAACCATCCGCGCGAAGCTGCGGGCTGGATTCCAGAACGAACATGCCGATATAGATCGGGTTACCTTCGGTCGTCAGCCCGCCAAGATTGACGGCAAGCTGACTGACGGCCGGAATCGGGATCGAGGTCTGTACATCACATTCAAGGATGTACCGTTCGGTATTATGTTCCCGCAACCAGTAAAGCGCCGCACGGTACAGGGCTTGCGCGGCTATCTGACGGCTGGCCTTGTTGTCTGACGCGGCCTCGATGGAATCGAATCTCAGTTCCTTGCCGATTCTCATCGAGCCGGTCTCGGCTGCGGTCGAAATGAGGAATTCACCGTCAATCGTAAACCCGGCCGCGGGCGTAAAACCGGTGGGCAAGTCCTTAAGCGTGAGGGCCTCGTCACCGCTACCGCCGCCCGTCGGCCGGACGCGCGTAACCCGTTCGGCCGTATCACGCCTCAACTTCTGGCCCGGCAGGATATGGGCGTACCAGATGGAAACCGGCGTATGGTCAAACGGAATGGAAAGCAGAATCATCGACCCGTATTGCGGGTGGGTGGCCACCGGCACGAGCCGCCGCCAGTCGATTTGTCGCTTGCCGGGCGTTCGAAAGAAATATTCGTCATTCTGCGCGGCGATCTGTTGGAACGTCTTTAGAATATTGGAGTCCTTGCACGCCAGAAATGAACCGTTGGCAGTGGACTGATAGCTGCCCGCTGCAAAATTCCACCAGCCTTTTGGCTGATCGGTTCTGGAATTAAGGGTCATCTTCAAATCGGTGTATGTACCCGTCAGTTCGGTCAGAGCGGCGCCATACATGTACCATTGCTGAGGCGACGGCGCGGGCGCGTTTTCATCCTTGACGTTTACTTGCCACGCTGGATCGATCGTCAGCAGGCCGCCCGCGGTATGAGCCGTCACCTCTGACCAGTCGCCATTTTGCAGTTCAATCGTCCATCCGATCAACGACGGCGACGGATAGGCGGCCGTGTCGGTTGGGTTCATCTGTAACGTCGTCTTGGTAATGGCCGTCGGCGTGCCGCCTATGCGGTATTTTGAAATATGCCGGACGGCCATCGGCGTCTCCGATAGCTCTTTAATCACATCCCGGCCGGATATGCGGATGGCTTTCGTTGTTCCCCCGCCGGAATCAAGCGGCCGTTCTTCAACCGTACAGGCTTCAATGATGAAATCGCAGATAGTGTGACTGATGGATGCGAACGTATTCGTAACAGTCACAACAACCCGCTTGTCATTGCCAAACAGGCCGAAATCGGCGTTGCTCGACCACGGCAAAACAACCGACTGTTCCCCACCGATCTCGTGCCATGCCGTGCTGCCGGTCGCCTCCAGGATGTCGGTGCGCGTCGAATGGAGGTTGCCGGTCGTTTCGTACAGGTAAAGTTGCGCGTTACTCCATTCGCTCATTAGCCGAAGTCCCCCATCTGTTGGAAGTAGAACGCAAGGATGGATTGAGGCTTAACCCCACTGTCGGCCATAATCCCGTCGCTGGTCGTTTCAATGCCGTCCAGCACGGCCTGCGCCGTGTAAGTGCGATTGCCTGACGGCACGCGAATTCTGAGCGCGCCCTGCTTGCCGATACGCGAGGCCAGCGTCTGAATGATGTTGTCCATTGCTACACCGTCACCGGCATTACTGCCGACGAAAAACACGTCCAGCCGCTGTTCGACCGGGTAGCGCGGGCGGCTTGTCTTCGTGCCATCCACATTGATGGCCACACCGTTAACCGTGGTCAGAATCCGCGCCGCCCGCGCCGATTTCAACCGGCACAATATCGGCCGCAAGTTGGTTGTATTCAGCGATACGCCGTCGAACTGGTCGATATATCCGTAAACGAATGGAGTTGCCATTAGCCCATACTCCTGAAGGCGGCCATCACGCCATTGCGGACAGCCCCCTCGACGGACGGCCCGCCGCCGTAATTGTTGACAACCAGATCGACGTAAGCGCCGGACTTGTCGACCGAACGCGGGGTTGTTGGGCCACCCCCGCCGTCACCTCCGCCTGTCGGCGGCGTCCCTTCGGTCTGGTAGCGCACCTGAATCGTCCACGGCGAGCGCACCAGTTCCGACAATACATCGTGCATCTTCTCGAAGTCGTCCTGAGCCTCGGCCGCGCCATCTTCCTGAATCACAGCCGTATAAGGCGCGGCCGCGAATGTTTCGAGGTCAGACCGAAAACCGATGAAGGCCGCTTGGTCGGTCGGGCTGATTTTCACGCCGACGGCGGCCGTGATTGCGCCTTGTCCTTGCACGCCTTGAGCCAGATCGCGGTAATAGTCACCGATAGCGGTGGAATCCGGCGCGGAATTGTAGAATTCCTGCGTCTTTTTAAGCTCTTCCTGGGCCTTAATGGCCGCGTCGGCCGTCTCATAGATACCGGCAGCCAACGCCTTGATTGCGCCCGCCTGCTGCTCGGCCGTCAGGCCGTAAAATGCCGTAGACGCCGCAAGCGCGTCGAGGGCCATCCCCGTCTCGGCGTATTGCGTGCGTAAGGCGGCTTCCTGCTCGCTCATTAACCCCAAACTCACGGCCAGATCGGCCATCTGCTTGAAATTGCCTTCCTCGATGAGCTTGGCGGCAATTGAGTCGTAGGCCCGCTGATAGTAGCTATTGGCGATCTCCTGATTAGAGGCGATGATCGCCTGCTTGGCCTCTTCGGCCGCCTTGACGTCGCCGCGTGACCCGTCTTCTCCCTGCGCGGCCTTTAGGTCTTGCTGGGCCTTGATCAGGTCATCGACCGGCGCGTCCTTGAACAGTTCGCCCCACGCGGCGTTCCATTCCTTTTGTGCCTCGGCCGCGGCCAAGGCGGCCAAGGACGCCTCATGAGCGGCGGCGGTGTACTGGCCTATGTCTTCAGCCGCGGCCGCCCATGCGCCCATAATTTTCTCGATGTTGGCTTGCTCCAGACCGGTTGAAAAGAGCTTGCCGAAATCCTTCTGCCCGGCGGCCTCGCCCCGCTTTGCCAATAGCGCCTGATAGGCGGCTTCCATTTCAGTTGTTTCACTGGTGGCCAGCGTCATCGCCTGCTGGGCGTTGGCAATGTCATAGATAAGCCGCAGGTTTTCGTCGGCGTCGGTGAACATCGCGCCCAACTTGGGGCCGTTCATTTTGTAGATTTCACTGTTCAGACGAACGGCTGCGATCCAGTTTTCATCGATGTTCTGACCAACGACCTTCTGGAATTCCCCGTAGTCTTTCGTCTTTGTCGCTAGTTGCTGAATAGCCTGAAGCTGGAGGGCGGAGGCGTCGCCCTCGACGGTAGTGAACAGCTTCTCCCAGAAGTTGTAACCCTCCAGGTCTTTTTGCGCGTTCTTGATTACCTGTACAATTGCCTCAATCGTTTTGGCCGATTCCAGCGCCTCTTCGTGCGGAACGCGGAACACCTTGCCCGTCTGCATAAATTTCGCCAGTTTGATCCCCGCTTCGGTCAAACCGGTCATAGCCGGTAGCAGCCCTTCGCCGACGGACACTTTCAAGTCCAGCACCGCCGCGTCCCACGCCTTAAGCGTGTTGGTGTAGCTATCGGCCTCTCGAACGGCCGCGCCTTGCGCGTCGGCCGACGCCCGCATGATGATATTCAATCGCGCTTGCGCCTTGGCCGTTTCCAGTGCCGCGCCGGTCAGTTTGTCCCAACCGTTGGCGGCCAGTTCCTGGTTGATCACCGTCTGGGTTAGCACGATACCGTAGGAACGCACGGCCTCATGGTTGCCGACAATCGCCGACGTCAGATTGTGGATCACGTCGGCGTCGGCCTTGTTGGAAAACGCGGCGATGTCGATGCCTAGCTGGGTGATCGTCTGGGCAAAAGCCGACGCCTGCTCACGGGCAAAACCAAGAGGAACGAACGTATTTTGCAGTTCCGAAGCAAAGTCCTTCAGGTCGTACAGCGACCGGCGGTTGGCGTCGGCCATCCTCTGGAGGTCTTTTTCAACCCCGTCGGACAGGTTGCCGAACACCTGCTGGAATTTCGCCGCGCCTTCCTCGACGTCCGACGCGGCATTCACCGCGTCCCGACCGAAATTCAGCATCATGCGCCCGGCCTGCACCAGAGCCGCGCCGGATACGAACGCCGCGATCTGCTTGCGTACCATATCGGTGGCCAGCCCGTAGCTCCGCTTCGTCTCGGCCGCTTTCTTTTCGGCTTGTTCGGCGCGGACGGTGGCCGCCCGCAATTGTTCGCGGGCGCGGGCTACGTCCAGTTCCGCCTTCTCGGTTTTGGATGTGGCCTGTAGCGTCTTCTCGCGTTCCTGCGCCAGTCTTTCTTCAGCTGAGGCGGTGCGGGCGGCGACGGCGACGGTGTTCGATTGCGCCTGCTGAAGCCGTTCCTGCGCCGCGGCCGTGCGAATGGCCGCTTGCGCCGATTGCTCTTGCGCGGTTGACATCCGTTGTTCGGCGCCGAGCGCGTCAGCCGCCGCGCGGTTGCTGCGCTCTCTGGCCGTTGCCGCCTGCTCCAGTGCCGTAACCGTCCGGGACGCGGCCTGAATGTGCTTCATTTCTTCGGCCGTCAGCTGGCTGATCGTGCCGACCATCTTCTTCGCGCCGTCGCCGGTGGCGTCGAACGCCGCGTCACTCTTGCGCAAGTCGGTAATCAGCGTTCCCAACTCGCGTGACAGTTTTTCCAGATCGCGTGTGTCGGCTTTCGCCCGAACAGTTAGCTCAAGATTGCGACTGCCCATCTAATCGTTCCTGTTCGTTGATGTAGTCAATAACCCTTTCGGCGCGAAGCATAAGCGACGTATGCAATTCCATTCGTGCCAGACTTGCGGCCAACTTCGCCCCGTCAAGGTCGAATAACGCCGCAACCCCGCCCGCTTGCTCCATCATCGACATTAGCCCTTCGTCCTGTTCATACGCCCCACCGGCCGTCGGCAAGATGTTATACTGCCGACACCGCTGGTATAGTTCCAACGCCCAGTGGGGCGAGAAATGGTTAGGAGCCGTTCGATGCAGCCAGACCCATTGCGCCATCCCATCGAAATCGCACCTGCGAGTTTTCCCACTCGCGGTAACACTTCGCTAACCAGACGGCAACGGGTAACGGCAGGTCGTCGCTGCTTTTCGGCCGAAACGGCTTACCGTCCGGCCCATTCAGTTCGACCTTCCCAAACATCAAGGCCAGTTCAACGTCGTCATAAACAAACACCACCCGTTCGTCGGCTTCGGCCTCGGTATCCGTGGTGAAAGCGATACCGATCCGTGGGGAATCGGTATCGCTCGCGCCGCGGTCGTTGACCAGCTTCTGCCAGCGTTTGTGCATCACCAGCGTCATGACCAACGGGAAAGTGACCTTGCCCGGCCAGTCGGCCAGCGGACTGACCGCCGACCCGTCCGGGGCAAGGTATGTTATTCCGACTTTCTCAATTTCGTCGCTCATACATTCCTCCCTGAATCACAAGCGCTTAGGCGTAGGTGTCGTCGCCGGAAACGCCCCATGCGAAAGACATGGAATTGGCGTCGGCCGACACGCCCGGCCGGTCAAGCTTGTAGAGCAGGCCGGTCAGGGTGAACGTTTTGCCCGACCCCGCGCCTTTCGGCTTGTAGACGATGGTCACGTCCAGCCCGTGTTTGGACTCCAGGTAGTCGTACAGGTCGTTAGCCTCGCCGTCGGTGTAGATAGTCGTGAACTCCATCACACGCGGCGACTTGTCACCTAACTGGGTGAACGTGTCACCGTTGAGCATCGTTTGCGCAGAGACGCTGTACTCTCCACCCGACGGGTTAATCGCCGTGGACTGGTCGTGGAAGTTCTTGTTGTCCACGGTGATCGTCACCTGTGTCGCCTTGGGAATATTGTTTTGAGAAATTGCCATAACTCACCTTCCTTATCTTGGGATTACCCGAACATACATAATGCCGCGTCGCCAATTGACCATCCCTTCCGGTGAGGCCGGTTTCAGCGCGACGCCGTAAGCAAAACAATCCGACCAGTAGGGTTCGTTCGCACCCCACACGGCCCGCCATATATCGCCGACTACATCATTCAGCTTCCGTTCGGCCGCCTCGTAGTCGTCGTCGATCCGTACCATGACATCGATGATGTAGTCATAGGCCGCGCTCAGCCCCACCGGCGAATCGCCCGGTATGTCGCCGGTGGACGTAATCGCCACTTCGACCGGCAGCGTGGCTTTGGCCGACCGATAGCCGTACACACTCGCAAGGCCGGGCACGGCCGATACACGCGCCTTCAGCTGATCAAGGCAGTCGTTTACACTGTTGTCGGCCAATACCGGGCCGGATAGCATTAACGCCATAACCAGTCAATCCTTGTCATAACTGCTTGCTCCATCTGATCCAGCACGCTGTTGCCGTGCGTCACGTAGATATTCTCAAACCAGTTGAAATACCTGTCGGCCCATATTTCGCCGTAGTAAACCGGCCGCTGGTCATTGACCGGGTTAATGGCGTGCGGGTCGATTTCAACAACGCCCTCGGTTCCTTCGGCCCACGGCCGGAAGTCGGCGCGATGTGAGCTGCGCAGCGTGCCGGTATCGACGGGGGCCGCGCCGGATGTCAGATCGCGCAGCTGTAACGTTGCCCCGGCCACGGCGCGCCCCAACAGGCTGCCGCCCGCGTTATCGGCCATGTCCTGAGCCAACTGCCGATTCTTCTGCGCCCATTCCGATAGCTGCTGAAATCGCCCTATCGTGTCATCCGTCCATCGCAAGTCGAGCATCGGTTAGTCCTCTTCCAGCAATAGTTCCATTAACGTTTCGTCGCCTTCGCGCGGCCACAGGCTCACGGCACGGATACGATATTCGACCGTGCCCGTTGCCAGCTTCCAGTCCGGCCGCGTGCCGACTACCTCGTGACAGTAAACAACCATCACGCGCGCGGCCGACGCCAGCCCCGCCCGCTCGACCTGTTCGGCCGACGCCGGATAGACATCGCTACAGGCAACGCCCGCGGCCACCGTCTCGCGCGCGGCCGGGTCGCTGCCGGTCGGCACGCGCCGAATATCGGCGGTTCGTTTCAGCCGGAAGGAGCGACGTGCGGAAAACATTACGCGGTCAACACCAGAATCTTTCCGGCCACGGAACAGTCGATATAGACGTTGCCGTCGGACTGCCGGAATTGCGAATGCGGTTCCAGGACGTACATCTTGCCCGTCGCCACGGAAATATCCAGATCGGGCAGCGCAAGGCTAAACGTTGCGTAACTGGACGGCGTAGGAACCTTGACGGTGTACGTCGCCGCCCCGCCGGTATCGTTGCGCAGGATGATCCGCTGGCTCTGGTCTTGCGTGAAAGACACGCCATTGCCCGCGCCGGTCGACATTGTAGTGAACGTCGCGTCAGTCAGGTTAAAGCCTGTATCGGTGATCACCACTGCCGTTATGTCTGTTCTTGCCATTTTTCACCTCTCTAAAATTTGCCTACCCATTCACGATAGGTATCAGTCCAATCGACAAAGCCGGATTCGCCGCCGTCACTGCCTAATTCGTCTGACGTGGTGTAACCGTAATAGGCACGAAGTGCGGCCGCCCTTTGCGAGAATTCGGCCGACTGCCGCATTTCCTCGGATTCCGGCCCCAGCCGATAGGAACCGGCGTAACGTGCCCATTCACCGGCCAGCGTCTCGAAGATACGGGCCGACGCCCGATTCAAATCGCTGTTTTCCAGTAACAGGAAGATGTCCAGTTCATTGTCGGCGTAATTTCGCCTGTCCGGCCGCGGCCCGTCATCGGCTACGGCATCGCCCGCTAACAGGCGCAACAGCGACCGCTGGTAAACTGTGTAGTCCGGGCTGTCCGGCACATAAGTGAACGTCATGATTAGCTCAGCGAGATAAGCCCCAGTGAGTCGAATTGCAACGTATAGTTACCGCCGTTGGTCACGGTCGTGACTTCCCAGTAGGCAATGAGGCACTTGCTCGCGTGTGTATCGTCGTACAAAATGGCGTGCGAAGGCGTTTGCCCCAGAGAAAGGGAATTCCACGTTACGTCGGCGGCGTCAAACAGGGCACGGTCGTTGGAGTTATCCTGTGTTACGCCCGGCGAACCGAGCGTCGCCCCGCCCGCCGTGTAGCCCGTGCCGCTGGCCTCGGTTGATGACACGTCGCTGTATCCGGCGTGTGAATCGATGTTCGGCGTGTAGCCGGTGACGATGATCATCTTGAGGGTGTGCCCGTCAAGGTCGATCAGCCCCTTTAACAGTTGTTCCTTGAAATCGTTGTATAAAGCTCCGTCGCCTTGTGCCATAATCTCACCTCATGTCCACCGGCCGGGCACGCATCGATAGCGGCCGTAAGCCGATAGTGATATTTCCCGCTTCATCAATTACGGTTGTTTGTTCCTGCTGCCACCTGGCCATCAGAACCGCTAACTGCTCGCCCAGCTCTTTTAGGGCGAGGGCGTGCCGCGGGTCGTCCTTCAATGCAGCCGTTAAAATGGTCAGCAAGGTAGCCCGCGCCTCCAATTCAGGGTTCATCCGAACATACTCCTGCGCACCTCGAACCGACCTTCGACGGCCGCCGTCACGGTGCCGCTGCTTTCCCAGCGGTATCGCCAGACCCCCGCCGTATCGGTCACGAGGTCAAGGGAATACGCACCGGTGCCATCCCGCACAACGGCCGTCAGGCCGTCGTAATCAACGGCTATTTCACTGCCACCAGGCTTGATGTACCGCACGGTGATCAACGTCGGGTCAACCGCCGTATCATTGGCGTCGGTGAATACAACCGATAGCCGAACCTGATCGCCTATATCGTAGATATTCATGCGCACCCCGTCCGGTCGTCGGCCATCGCGTAGAACCGCAACCAGTCTTCGGCTACGGCCGTGTATCGCTCCCGGTCGGTCGCCATTGCGCAGCCCAACAGCATAAAAACAAGCAGGTTAATCTGTGTCAATGTCGCCTGCTGCAAAGCCAACGGCACGGTCACCTCGCCCGGCGCAACGGTCAAGGGGGATGAAGCGGCCGCTATTGACAGGCGCAACAATTGGATGATCAAGTCCGCCGCCTGATAGGAGACGGTCAACGGCAAAGCCGACAGAGACGCGGCAAGCGTCGCCAAATCAACGGCCGCCATCCCCGGAACAACCAATAACGGCTTTGCCGCTATGGCTGCGGGCAACCGGGCCAGTTCAATCGCAATATCCGCCCCAGCGACGCTGGGCCATAGCTGCAAGGCGTCCAGTAACGCGGCGATCCTTGACAAGTCAATCGTCACACCGCCGGGCACAACGTCCACCGAATGGGCCAGCCCGTTTATCCCTAGCAAATCCAGTAACGTAGCAATCGCACCCGGCATGACGCCCAACGGCTGCACGGCAATGTCGGCAACAAGCAAATCCAGCACCCGCGCCACCGCGCCCGGCACAACCGTCACAGGGCGAACCGTCGCTGTCAAGCTCAGCTTGTCCAAATCGACGTTGACGGTCGAAGTGTAGTCGATGGTGATGGACGGGTGTGCGGTGCCGTCGTCGTATGATCGAAAGTCGAATTGTGCGCTTGATTGGGCGTCAAGAATCAGGGCGATGTCGTTGCCGGATGACCAGCCGCCGCGGTCGATGATCTCCTGTATGACTGCTTTGAAGTCGGGGGATGTTTTGTAGCCTGTGCCGATGCCGGTGGCTGTCCATGTGGTGTAGGCGGTGGTTCGGGTTCGGCCGCTGATGTTGTTGCTCGACGTGGTGAAGGTGGCGGCGTCGTCGGTGGCCTCGCCGTAGATGCGGAGATCGGGGTCGTCGTTGGATGTGCTGGCGACGGATACGTCGATGGTGGCGGCGGTGATGGTGGCTCCGGCGGGGATGGTGACGTTGGTGAAGCGGAGGCCAACCCAATAGTTTGACCAGTAGTGGCCGATTCTGGTGTCGGTGAGGGTGACGGTGGATGCGGCCTGCATGGCGTCGTCGGAGGATGCGGCGATGGATGTGTTGAAGGTGGCCATGACTAATCCGACTTGGGGCGGCAGGCAACCGCCGCCCCAACACGTCAATTCTTGCGCCCTCGTACAGGAATGGGCCTATCAACCGCTTTTGGCGCTTCCGGCAATTCCGGCAATTCGGCCGCCGGGAACTTCACCTTGCGGTAATCGTTGTACAGCACGACGATCTCGGCGGGCCAGACGCCGTCATCGCGGAGGGCGACGTTATACAGGTCATCCGGTGACACACCGAGTTTCAACGCCGCGCGGGCCTTCAGGTCATCCATCGTTACCCCTCGGTGAAGTTGAACAGGATCGTCACATTCGCGGCGGCCGTTCCGGCGTTTCCGTCGTAGTCCAACAGCCATTCAATGACCGTCCCCTTGGCAATATGGATGGCCTTGCCGCCAACGAAGTTGGCAGGCCCCCACTGGGCGGGCGTTTCGCTTGCGCCGATGACCTTGGCCAGCATATAGGCGTCGTCGTCGGCCGTTGTGCCGACCAGAAGCGTCGCGTTGGACGCGGCGGTGTTGACGGCCTGAATGTGGGTAAGGGTCATGTCAAACGGCGCAGCGAACCGACCGCTCTGGTTGGCGGCCAGCGTGCCGCCAAAATGAAAAGCTACGGGGTAATTCATTCCTTGCATGTTCTTGTACTCCATGTGGCAGGTCGTGGGGTGGTCAAATCACCCCACGACCCATAAGCGTCATTAGTCGGTTACGTTGCGCTTGCCGATGCCGCGCGGGCCGTTGACGCCGACGGCGAATTCGTCACGCACCTTGATGGGCAATGTGTCGTTGGTGAACAGCAGCCCGCTGGTCTCCGAGACGACCGAGAACAGTTCCGGCGCGGGGTGGCTGCCCCCGCCGATGTTCTGCGAGTAGCTCATCTGGATGACCGGGAAGACGGCGGGGTCGACCAGATAGGCCCAGTCGGTGGGGTCTGTCCAGTCGGGCACAACGACCGGAACCGGCCGCGGGTCGGCCGCCGACCGCCCCATGGCTTCCGGCGTGTAGGTCACCGGCGTGCCGTCACCGTAGCCAAACGCTACGAGGGCGGCGTCCCACAGTTCGGCCGGAATCAGGGCGAATCGCGGGAAGACGCCCAGCACCGCGCCGCTACCCAGTTCCGTGTGCTGGAAGCACTCGGCGCGAGCCTTACGCCATGCCGTCACGTCGAACGCGCTGGTAAGCAGGTTCACGTGCCCGTTGGTGTCGAACAGGGCGGTGGAGTCCTGGGCCAGCGTCGGGCCGACGCCGGAGTTGGCGGTGAACAGGGCCGAAACGGCCGCCGACCGCGTGCGGATGGCGGCGTTGGCCAGCGCACGGGGGATGGCCTGAATCTTCTGGATGTCGCTGTTCTTGATCACCTCGCGGGTGATGCCGACGTAACCGCCGCGCTTGATGAAGGACGCGGTTTCCTTGGCGTCATCGACATTCAGTTCGGTGTAGGACGCGCCTTCTCCGACCGTGGGCAGGTTGGACAGGCCGCCGACGGTGATCCACTTCATGTCGTGGAGCGTGCCGTTGTTCGGCTCGACCTTAACCAACTGTTCGAACCAGCGGTAATTGCTCAGCAAGGCGATCTGTTCCACGATGACCTTATTCATCGCGTCCACCGCCATGTTGGGCAGGGTCGCGGTCGTCGCGGCGGCGAACATCGTACGCGTCGGGTCGAACAGGCCGCGGAATTCGCTGTCGCCGGTCATGGCCACGTACAGTTCGCTAAATCGGCGCATGTTGGCCGGGGGCGTTTTCGACCCGCCGACGCCGAACATCCAGTCAACAATGCCGCGCGCCTCGTCGGTCGCGTCCGTCATGCCGGTGGCACGCGGGGGGCGGCCGCCGAGTGTGACGACTTGCGCTTCCTGAAGGGCGGCCTGCTCGATGCGGGCGGCGTCAATGGCGTCGCTCACGTCCTGCGGGGTGCTGTAACGGCCGCGGGCCAGTCGGGCCTGCGTCGCCGGATGCAGACCTGACGCCTGAATCATGGCTTGCGCGGCCGTCGCCTGAAGGGCGGCAAGCCACTCGTTCGTCTGGGGGATGACGGCCGGTTGTTCTACGGCCGCATCCGGGGTTGTTTCCTTTTCCATCGGTATGCTCCTGTCTGCGGCTTTGGCCGCCAATGTGATAGTCATCGCCCGCGCCGGATGGCGTCGGCGATGCTCCAGATAATGCGCGGCAAATACCCGCGCCTTTTCCTCGTCTATGTCGTATTCGTCGAGCAGCGGCGCAAAGTCCGCGCCGATTTCGCCGGTCTCCAGGAATCGGCCGATCTCCCGCTCGATTCCCTCTCGACCGTCCAGCAACTTGTACACGTCGGCCGCCAGCAGGTTGGTTGTCTTGCTGAATGCGCCGAACAGCCCGTCACGGTTGGCGGCCGGTTCGTCCACCGCGTCCACCGCGTAGGTGTCCACAATTCGCGCCGTCGGCATTTTGTCGCGTGCGCCGTCCGGCCTGTGACCGGCGTCATCCACCTCGCTGCCGTCAGACAGTACCCACGACCCATAGCCCTCAAAGACTATCGACATGCCAAACGCTTCGGGGTCGCTTTCGGCCAGCGATTCGACGTAATCGCGCAAATCGCCATGTGGCGACCGCGCGGCGGTATCGCTCAGGTGCAGGTCGCCGATAGCCTTGTCGCCGTCTATCCGAAAGTCGCGCATCCGGCCGAGGAACTTGCCCATGCCGTCGGCCGACAGGCCGGGATGGGTAAACCGACTTTTAAGCCCTTTCGGCTTGCCGTTCGATATGTCTACGAATTGTTCCAGCGTCGTGCGATCAATCAGCATCCGGTGGCCTAGCGCCTCGACTGCCTGTAACGCGCTGACGCCGTAGATGACGTGCGCACTCCGATCCACCGCGGCCGCTCCACCGTAGATGTTGAAACGCATTCGTCGCGGTACCATGATTCCTGTCATAAGCCTTTCTCCAGCTCTATCCGGCGTACGTTGGGGCCGAGTGTTCTAATCTGCGTGGCCCGAATGCTCAGTATGACCTTGTCGCCTTCGATGTATTCCAGATGCGCACCAGGTACCACCACGCCATTAACGACGATCACGTCGTCCGTGCCCTTGTAGTAAGCTACCTCTACCCTGTTATCGGCCGTGGCCATTGCTAAATACTCCGTAACGCGCCGTGAATGACGGCGCGTCGTCATCTGTGTCATCGGCCGTGTCGTCGTCTGCCCCACTGTCGGCTATCGGCAACAGGCCTGTCCACTGTTCGCGATGGTCTTCCAGTTCGTCCAGAATGGCGGCCGTCTCGTTTTCGGCCAACGGCTCGGCGATGAACTGGAAGAAGGTGCGCAGCGTTCGCTCCTGTAGCGTGCGGCTGCCGGTGGACATCGCCGTGTTCAATCCGTTGAATGCGGCCGCCAGTTCGCTGCCCGCCGTGGCCAGAAGGGCGTTGTCGTCCCGGCTCAGGTCGGGCAGGTCAATGGCGATCAGCTCGCGGCTGGGCGCCTTGCGTGTCGCGCCCATGCCGTAAGCGCGGGTGTAAGCGGTGTAACACAGGTCGATCACCATGTCGGCAACTTCCTGCTGCCGTCGCCGCAAGTGCCGGATGGCCGCCCGCTCCATGGCCGTGGCCGTGGCCAAATTGACGTCCATGCTGTCGCCATGCCAATGTGGCGGCTGGCCGGAGCCGACGGCGATCATCATACGGATCGCCTTCAGGTCGTTGGCCGCATCGGCCGCGGCGAGGTTGGGGGCCTTCACGTCCCACTCTTCGTCTTCGCTATGGACGACGATGGAGTTGGGCGGCGGCGGTGATTTGCGGTACTTCTCGCGCACGGACTGGACGGCCGACTTGGGAACCTTCACGAACCATAACGTGAACCGCGCCAGCCAGTTCAGCCGCACGCGGTCTTCGAGCATCGCGCTGTAGCGCAAAAGCCACGGGATTACAGCCGTCAGATCGCCATCGCCCCATAACGCGCCGACCGGCCGGTTGATGGCGTAATGCACCATCACCGCGTCGGCCGCGGCCGCGTCAGGATGTTGCGGCGATAGCCACACGCGCGGCTCTTCGCCCGGCCCCTGCCGTTCGTGGTAGGCGACCTCGGTTTCCCAATCGTTGTCGGCCGTCTCTATCTTCAGTATCTGCGATTTGGGGATAGGCCGGACATAGCTCATGCCGTCAGCCGGATTGCGGAACAGGACGATGAACACGTCGCCCGCGCGGTTGAGTTCGTCCACAATGGCCGGTAGCCGCATGACCATCCGGTTCTGTCGGTGTTCCCAGAATTGGCGGACGAATCGCCCCATGACGCCCGTTGCCTGTGGCTCGAATTTATCGCCCAGTACGTGGTCGGTCGTGATGTCGATAATCCGGCGGGCGTGCGGGTGTTTGCGCCATGCCTCCAGCGCATCGCTGTAGGCCGTCTGCATTTCCGCCCAGTCCCGGTCGTTGGCCCCGGCCCCGGCCGCCCATGACTCCAGCCCGTCGGCAGGAAGGCCGACAGGCACGGCGGAGACGGCCATCTCACGACGGCCGCCCCAACCGGCAACCCATAGTCCTAATCGTTCCCAGAGCGTCATACCCATAAAAACCAAAAGCGCCGCTTACCCCTGCGGCGTTCTGGACGCTCACTAACAGGTAAAAGGCGCTCAAGGCACTCCAAACGCTATTCGACTGCCGTCATTCTACCGTAAACGACCGGGCGTTGTCAACCCTGTATATGGCTCTATCTCTACTATCGCGGCTGTTTCGTCCATATATGCCGTTAGATCAACGAGGTAGGGCTTGCCCTTGGCGACGATTTCGACCAGTAGCCGCTCGGGGTCAAACCGGAAGAGGAGCCGCCCGTCAGGGCCGCGCACGTCCTGGTACATCAGAATGACAGGCCCGCCAACCTGTCGGGCATGAGGACGACCTCACTTTCCGGCTCGCCTTCGTCGATGAGGTAGGACGCCACATAGCGCAGCGCGTCAAGCCGGTGGAAGTGGGATTTGTCGGCGATGGCCTCCAGCGGCCGCCCTTCATCATCGGTCACGCGGCTGTAGGTGGCCAGCTCGTCAAGCACGCCGGTGCAGTTGTCCTGTACGATGAGGCGACCTTCAGCAAACAGCCGATAGACGCGGTTGATACCCACCTCGACATCGCCGACAATCGGCCGCCGAACGCGCAACCCGGCGGCCGTGAATTCATCGCGCCACTGCTGTTCGCCCGGCGCGCCGCCGAAAGCCTCAGCTTCGCCCGGTTCGCCTTCCATCAGGGCGGCTACGTGCCCGGCGGCGGTGGCATCGCCCGCGTGGTATTCCCGGTATAGCACGAGTGTGCCGTCCGGCTCCTGCGCAATGAAAACAGCCGCCGTATTGACGCCGCCGAAGTCCAGCCCCATGTAGCGCGGCAGGTCGGCCGCTATCGGCCGCGGCGGGCGGGTGTGTCGCTCGTAGTCGAAGCTGGCGTAAATCAGCCCGGCCGGTCGCGTGAACCGGGCGCGGTTGAACATGTCGAATCGCCACGGCGGCAAGTCCCGGCGAGCGCGCTCCCACTCCTCGCGCGGAAAGGCGGGGTTCATGATGCTCTCGAAGTGGATTAAATCCACGTCCGGCGCCGGACGGTCTACAAACCGCTCTTTCAGCCAACCCCAATAGTAGGGGGTGGTCGTGATCAGGATTCGGCCGACGTGGATGGCTAACCGCCGCATGATAGCCTCGTAGCTCTCGGCCTTGAATGACGGCTGGCCCGCTTCGTCGAGCCACGCGCCGCGCGCCGTCGCCGATTCCAGGCTGTCAGGGTCTGAGGCGTAGCCGAACCAGACTGTCGCCTTGTATGCTGAGCCGCTATCGCCCCAAAGGTGTTTTTGCCCGGCATCGCTGACTTCGAACCGGCGCGAGGGGCTGCCGACATACCGGCCGATAGCCAGGTAATCCTCGAACAGCCTGCGGAATTCCGGCAGGGCTTTTTTGTCAAGCAGGGCGAATGACGGCGTTACAACGAGGTAGTCGCCCGGCCCGGCCGTCTGCATCTCACGATAGAGCCACGGCGGGCCGAAAGATGTCTTGCCGCCTTGCGTTCCGGCCAGCACGCATATCTGTCGCGCCGTCGAATTCCATGCCTGCCACTGGCCGGGGTGGAACCGATAGCGCACTTTGCGGGCGGCCGTCAGCTCATAGAGGTTCGGAGCCTGTCCCATTCGGGGCCACGATCTCAATGCCGATGACGCCCAGCCGGTCGCCGTCCGCACCGGTAACCTCTTGCCGTTCCCCCCAGCCCCGCCGCTTGGCTTCGGGCGATGCCTTCAACGTCCAGATGACGGCCGTCATGTTGCGGTCAAGAACCTCAGCCCGCAATGCGCTCTCGGCCATGTCCACCAGTGATTCCCGCTCTTCCTGCAAGATACGCTGTAACTCCGGCGACTTGGCAATGCGGGCGTGGAGCGACGTCCGGCCGATGCCCAGCCCACGCGCCGCCGCTGTGACGTTGCCCGCCGCCTTGCGAATGGCGTCCTCGATCTGGACAACCGATGGCCGCTTTTTTATGGGGTGTGTGATTTTGTCAGATTTCGCGGCCATTAGTCAACCAACTCCGGCGTGATGCCAGCATCGCCGTCACCGCCGCCTCACCGCTCTGGACGCTCGACAGTAGCGCGTCAAGCGCCCCGGCGTCGGCGGTCGCCATTGCCGCCAGCGGGTCGTGGGTAGCGAGCAGGTAGTCGGCCTCGGCGTCGTCAACATCCAGCACCAGCACTGGCCACGTCTGCGGGGCGGCGTCTTTGCGTAGATGCCCGTCAATGACGACCAGCGCCCCGCCCTGCCGCTGGCTACGGTAGGCTAACAGAGCGCCGGCAATGCCGACTTCATTGAGGACGCCCTTAAGCGCCTCGGCTTGCGCGGCCGGATGTTCTCTCCAGTTGCCGGGGTGTTCCGTCAAGTCGGCAGTCTTGATATATTCAAGTCCCAAGATGCGGTTGCGGTAATTGCTCATAACGTTACGTCAAGCGCCCCTCCCTGCCCGTATTATGCCACATCCCTACATACAGCGTCAACACAAGGGGGACGGCGAGACGCAAACCAATATGTATTTACCTATTGACGTATAATGACATATCACGCTATAATTCTTGCAGTGGTAACACCACATGGAGGTGAAGCATATGGCAAAAGTGAAGGCGAGTGATGGGAAGAAGGTGTCAAAGACTTTGCTTCTCACCCCAACTCTGCGGGCGGAATTGCGCGAGGCGGCTCAGCGCGAACGTCGCACAGAGACATCCATTATCGAGGAGGCGTTGGAGGTATACTTCCAGCGCCAAACTGCGTCGGGATTGCCCGACGAACTCGTCCGCGCTGTTGAGGAATATCTGGCCCGGCAAGGGTATCACCCCGCGCCAGGGTGAGCAAGTTGGAATTAGAGGTGAGAACAATGGCCGCTAACTATTGGGCGAAAATGTGGATTGAAATGCTGGATGACCGCAAGACGGCCACGCTACCGGATTCATCATGGAGGCGATTCGTAGAGTGCATCCTCTTGGCAAAAGAACTAGACGCGGACGGCTATCTCCCTGCGCTCCCTGATATGGCATTCCGATTGCGAGTTGATGCTACCGCATTAGATGACGACATGACCCGCCTCGCATTGGCCGGGCTGGTTGAGCGGCGAGAGAATGACAGATGGTACGTTACCAATTTCAGTAAGCGCCAAGCGAAGGTTTCCGGGGCCGAACGGGTCGCCCGTCACAGAGAAGCCAAGCGGAAAGCAAACCCTACGGAAGCTGAAAATGTAACGGAAGTGAAACGTGATAGTAACGTAGTTGTAACGAATCGTTACACAGAGAAGAGAAGAGAAGAGAAAGAGAAAGAGACAGAGAAAGAGGGAGAGACAGAACGCGCGAGCGCGGCATCCTCCCCTTCTTCATCCCCCGACATTCAGGCAATCGGCAGCATCTCAAACGCCTTGACAGACGTAACCGGCGTCTCGTCGAAATTGAACCGGCAGGCGATGTATGAGTTTTCGGCCGACTTGCACGCCGCCGGTTACACAGCCGCCCAGGTACACCGGCATTACGGCCGCGAACCAACGCCCGGCGCATGGAACTGGTACGTCGACGACTGGCGCGGCTCGAAGGGCGACAAGCCGAGCTTACGGAACATCCGGGAAACGATTGCCGGTGCAATCGTTGACCCGCCAAAAGTCAGGCAGAACGGCAGCAAGCAGCAGTCTCCCAAATCAGTCAGTACACCCGCACCCGGCAGCCAGCCGGTGACATGGTGAACCAATGATAGCAAACGCAACCCAAACGATTAAAGACATCGCCGCCAACATTCTACCCGGTCGTGGCGCATGGCCGGATGGCGATGCGCCGGCGCGGCTACCGCGGAGAACGCGGCCGACGCTGAACAGCCTCCGAGAAACCCACCCCGATTTAGGCGTCGCAATCGCCACCGTCCGGAAATGGGGCAAGGCGTTCAATACTGCTCGCGCCGCCATGAATGACGTGGCCGACGAAAGCCCAGCCCGCCCGCCGTCGCTCATCTTGTCCGGCCCCAACGGAACCGGCAAGACCCACATCGCCCGCGCGATTCAGTGGAGCATGGTTGACGCGGCCATAGACGACGACGGCCATGCCATCGGTGACATGGTGGCCCCGGCTTGCCGCTGGTACGCCGCCGCCGACCTGCTGGGTCGTCTGGGTAACGAAAGCGACAGCGACGGCTATTCCTACTCAGGACGGCCGGGGCAGATGGTCAACAATGCGCCGTTTGTCATTGTCGATGACGTGGCCGCCGAGTTGACTATTCCGTTCGTGGCCTACCCCGCGCAAGAGGCCGAGCGGCAGATGCGCTATCACCTGTTTTTTGACTGGTGCGTTAGCAACAATGTGCCGGTTGTGATGACCACGAATCTGGCCGCGGCCGGGCCGGATAGCGACCTTGCTCGCCACGTCGGGCCGCGAGCATGGAGCCGTCTCATGCAGATGGTTCCGCGCGGGTTTATTGTCGGTCTATGGAATGTGCCCGACTACCGGATGATCGCCGGCGGGCGGCAGGGATACCGACCGCCGAAAACATTTTAGCACAAGGGATACGAAAGATGATAGATAAAACGTTCGATTACACTGAATTTCTGAGCAACAAGCAGGTAACGATTCCGTCGGCCGGATTCGAGCCGGGCGAATTAAGCCCGATGCTCTACCCGTTCCAGGCGGCAATTGTTCGCTGGGCCTTGCGTCGGGGAAAAGCGGCGCTCTTCGAGGACTGTGGCCTGGGCAAGACGCCGCAACAACTGGAATGGGCCAATCAGGTGCATCGGCATACCGGCGGCAACGTCCTGATTTTCGCGCCGCTGGCTGTCGCCAGCCAGACGCAGCGAGAAGGGGAGAAGTTCTGCGTCCCGGTGACGATTTGTGCTACACAGGATGACATCCGGCCGGGCGTCAACATCACAAACTACGAAAAACTCCACCATTTCACACCGGACGGATTGACCGGGATCGTGCTCGATGAGAGTTCTATCCTGAAATCCTACGACGGTTCTACCCGCCGAGCATTGAATGAGTTCGCCGCCGATATTCCCTACCGGCTGGCCTGTACCGCGACGCCCGCGCCGAATGATCTTGTTGAACTGACTAATCACGCCGAGTTCCTGGGGATTATGAGCGGCAAGGAGATCATCGCACTTTTTTTCACACAGGACGGAAACACGACACATCAATGGCGGCTGAAAGGTCATGCGCGCGAGGCCTTCTGGCGATGGATGGCTGAATGGTCGGTGGCTATTCGCAAGCCGTCCGACATCGGGCACGATGATAGCGGTTTTATTCTGCCGCCGCTTCACATGCACGAATGCGTCGTGGCCGGCAAACGGTGGGGGGGGGCGCTGTTTGCAATCGAGGCGCAAACGCTCCAGGAGCGCCGGGAGGCTCGCCGGTCAAGCCTCGATGATCGCGTGGCCGCCGCCGCCGAATTGGTCAACGGCAATGATGAACAATGGGTCATATGGTGCGACCTGAACGCCGAAGGCGAGAAACTGGCAAAGGCCATTGACGGCGCGGTAGAAGTCGCCGGGCGGCATAGCGAGGAACACAAGATTGACGCCATGCTCGGATTCGCCGACGGCCGCTACCGGGTCATCGTCACAAAGCCGACAATTGCCGGATTCGGTCTCAACTGGCAACACTGCGCCAATATGGTTTTTGTCGGCCTGTCCGACAGCTATGAGCAACAGTACCAGGCCATTCGCCGCTGCTGGCGATTCGGGCAGACGCGGCCGGTCAACGCCCATATCGTCACGTCCGAAGCCGAGGGCGCAGTCGTCGCCAACATCCGGCGCAAGGAAAAACAGGCGTCGGAGATGTTCGACAACATCGTTCGGCACATGAGCATTTACGCGGAAGTCAATAAATCGGAGAGGATGGAGATGATACACGAAACTGATATAGCGCAAGGTGATGACTGGACGCTCTACCTGGGTGACAGCATCGAGACGATCAAGAACGTCGATTCTGATAGCGTCGGATTGACCGTATTCAGTCCGCCATTCCCCGGTATGTACGCGTACACCAACAGCACCCGCGACATTGGCAACGTGCGCGGCATCGAGGAACTCATGGATCATTTCGAGTTCCTCATGCCCGAATTGTTGCGAATCACCATGCCGGGCCGGTTGTGCGCCATTCACCTGACCCAGGAGCCGGTTTTCAAAGGCAAGGACGGCTATGTTGGGCGGCGCGATTTTCGCGGGAATGTTATTCGGCGCATGGAAGCGAACGGTTGGATTTACTGGTCTGAGGTGACGATTGACAAAAATCCGCAGATTAAGGCGGCGCGAACAAAAGAACATACGCTATTGTTTAAGACACTGGTAACAGATGCCAGCAACAATTCCCCGGCGCTGGCTGATTATCTGGTCGTGTTCAAGAAGCCAGGTGAAAACCCGTCCCCCATTCAAGCCGGTATCCACCCAAATTATAACAATGCGGACGGATGGATAACAAGCGAGGATTGGATCGAATGGGCCGCGCCGGTTTGGTACGGTCGCCATCGTGGAATTCCCGGCGGCATATCCGAGACCGATGTATTGAATGTGAAACAGGCGCGAGAGACGGATGACGAGCGCCATCTTGCTCCGCTGCAATTAGGTGTTATCGAGCGGTGTGTCAAACTGTGGAGCAATCCCGACGATACCGTCTACAGCCCGTTCGCGGGAATCGGCTCCGAGGGGTACGTTGCGATAAAGAACAAACGCCGCTTCATCGGCGGCGAACTCAAACGCTCCTACTGGCTGAGTGCAATCGAGAATCTGAAAACCGCCGAAAATGAACGCGGCATGATGAGCCTGTTCGATTTTGCCGAGCGCAAGGAGCGCGAAGAGGCCCCTGCCGCCAACGGAGCAACCCCATGACCCGCCTGCTACCCGCCGCGCTGTTCCTGGCCGCCATGATGAGCGACGCCGCGCCGCTGACGGGTTACGCCAGTCGCTACGACCCCGGCGTATTCGAGGGCGTCGTCGCCCACCGGTTCGCTAACGGCTGGTGGCGCAACACCCCGCCGTCGGATTGGACGACCGTCGCCGGGTACGCGGCCACGACGGATTGCAACCAGGTAGGGAAAATCGTGCTCATGCGACCGATTGGCGCGACTCGCTGGGAGCGCGTGCTCGTCGCCGATTGCGCCGGGAATGACGGATACACGATTGACTGGATGCTCCAAAATAACATTATCGTGGAGCTTGATTACACGCTGTTTACTCGCTGGGCTGACGACTACGGCTTGCCGCTGGCTGTGGAAATGCGATCGGAGGGAGTCCGTTATGATTACGCTCTGTGGAGGTATTTATGAATCACAAAATTGAGGTGAGTCGTTACCGCATTCTGAGCGGCTACATGGCGTTGGCGCGGGACAGGAATAACCAAATTATACAGGTGATTTTCGGCGATTCGCCGGACGCGGCGCGGGGCAGGATGCGGCGGTGGTTCAGCCGGGCGGGAGAATCGAGATGAGCGCGTCCGGCCTGGAGGAGACGCTATTGTTTTATCTGCGCATTAACGATATGCCGCCGCCGATGACTGAGTACAGGTTTCACCCGCGTCGTCGCTGGCGATTCGACCTGGCATGGCCGGAGCATCGGGTCGCTGTCGAGATACAAGGCGGTATCTACATGGCGAAATCCGGCCATAACACGGCCGCCGGAATCACCCGCGATTGCGAGAAGGGCAACGAGGCAATTGTCACTGGTTGGAAGGTACTGCATGTTACTAGGGAGCATATCGAGAACGGCGCGGCGATTGACTGGATACGTCGGGCATTGATGGAACAGGCGACCGAGCCGCCGCCATTCTGAGAGGTTCCCATGAGCGACAAAAACGCATGGCGACACTGGTGGTTCCAGACCGACGAGCTACGGGCAATGCGCGACCTGAGCGCGGCACTGACGGCGCTGTCGGCGTTAACCGCTGAATGGGAACCGGCGTGATTAGGTTCCATAGAGATGTCAATGCCGCTCGTAATATCCTTGCCCCGCCCTAAGGAGGTATCATGATATTCGAGACGCTTCACGAATCCAACCAACGCGGCGAACTACTGCTTGTTGACGGCGGTATGTGCCATTGGCATCTACGCCGCGACGGGCAATTGACTATCCGCGAAATAATCGTCGCCCACGACCGGCAGCGACAAGGCATCGGCGTCTACATGCTGTCAGAGTTGATGACGGTCGAAGGCGCGACCAGCCTATTCGCCAAGTGTCCTGCCGACCTCCCCGCCAATGGCTGGTATGAATGGTGGGGCTTCAATCTTGAAGGAACCGAGACGACCCGCACGGGTAAGACGTTAAACTTATGGCGATACCCATTATCTATTGCGCCGCTGGCAATAAACGATACGCCGCAATAGCAATTGAGGCCGGGATGCACTACGGGGCGCAAATGCCGGGGACTGTCTACTTCTCGCCGTACTTCGTGGATCAGGACTGGAAGAAGCCTAACCGGGCCGCCTACGTCGCCGCCGTGAAAGAACACCGCCCGCACATAACGACCGTGCTGGATTGGGAGCGTGATGAGCAATTGCCCGAAGTACTGTCGTGGGCTGAGGACGTGGCCCCGTTCGTGGAGCAGATTGTCATCATACCGAAGGTGATGGGCGGTATTCCGCGATTGCCGCGCCGGATTGCTGGCCGCGAGGTCGTACTAGGCTACAGCGTGCCGACGAAATACGGCGGTACGCCCTTACCCATCTGGCAGTTTGCGGGCTGGCCGGTTCATCTGTTGGGTGGCTCACCTCATCGGCAGCTACACCTCGCGCATTACTGCCGGGTGAATAGCGCCGATGGGAATTACGTGCATCAGTATTCTAACCGGGGGGTGTTCTGGACTAACGGCAACGCGTGGTATGCCAAAAACCGGTATGCACCATCGCTGACTGAAGCCGACGGCAGCAAATGGGGCGACGGCAGCAACCCCGCCGATGCACATCATGAAGCCTTCCGCCGCTCATGCGTCAATATCATGGCGGCGTGGAAAGAGTTATGACAGCCACCTCACCCCGCCCCGCCCCATGCAACTCAGCCGGTGCATCACGACCGCCGACGCCGACGGTGCGCAGGGCGAGGAATTCTTGTGGGGACATACCGAGAACCTTTGCTACTTTCCCTTCTATTACGGCGGCACGATGATTTGTGCTTGCCCATCTACATACGGTAGATGGAGACAGGCCTGTGATCTCTTTTATTCTATCTAGGTCAATATTATGATCTTCCAACAGGGACGAAAGCCACTCGGGGCAATCATGGTTGACATTGCTACCATACATGTCGCGACGGTGTATATCTTCAGCAACATCATCCATACAGTTAGATTCTATATATTGCCTTATTTCTGGACAATCCTTAAACCATTCTTTATGTGCGCGTCTTCCACTGAATCGCTGGTGTATACGGACTTCGGTTCGCCACCCGCCGGGCAATGTATGAAGCAAGTGAACCGGGAACGGAGAGTACGTACTTATCGCGGCAAGGCGTTTCTTCAGGTTGTGTGTTGTTCCAATTTTTATGAACTCCCCGGCTTGAACAAAGTAGATAATGCTATTACTCATTTATCTGTCCCTTACCTATCGGGATTATATTCATCGTCCGCGTCTGGCATATGGACAAATAGATCGCCCACGCCAACATCGAGCGCCACACACAAGCGAGACAGAGTGCGCTTATGAATAGCCGTCACACTGTCATACGTGAAACGTCTAACGGTTGTGTAGGGGATGCCGGTCATCTCCGACAGTTCCACCAGGTTCATATTACGCTCCGCCAAAATGATTTTGAGCCGACTTTTAATCATGCCTACATTATATAGAATGAATACATATATGTCAATACAGTATATTTGTATGCTAAAATGGCATATTAGTGCTTGACAATAGTAGATATGTACGCTATACTACTAGCATAGTTAGGCAATCAAACAGACAGACGGAGAGACGAGATGAAGCAAAGCAAAGCATGGTTTGACCTTTACAATCCAGATCGGCCCAAAATGCGATACGACCAGGAGCGGCATCTGCATGTCATCACCTTCTCAGACGGCAAGGTCGAGGAATACGAGAAACTGTCAGATGCGATGTGGGCGTTTGAACATCCCGGCGAAAAGCGCCCTTCCCTGTGGGATGTGATAGGCGATATAGCTGAGGGCCGCAAGCTCGCCGCCAATAACACGAACGGAGCGGAATGGAATCACCGCAGCCCCATCACCGGGCACTTCACCGGCGGCGACAGGGGTGCGCAATGACCTTCACCCTTACCGAACTCATCTTCGGACTGGCACTGATTGCCGCAATGACGGCAATAGCGTGGCATTCACTCAGAGAGGATAACGAACAATGAACGGACACGACGACGACGAACTGGACATCTACGGGCCGCAAGACGACGACGAATGGCAACAACAGCAGGCCGACGACGAGGCTCTGGCTTACTACTGCGACACCCTGTACTGGTTTCTGGCCGGTACGAAATAAACAATCACAGGAGACACTATCATGACAAACGCATTGACTATATACGAGCGGATGAACGAATTACAGACGGCCGCCAACGCCATGCACGCTTCAGGCATGTTTGCCGACGTGAAAACGCAAGCGCAGGCGTTGGTCAAAATTATGGCCGGTGCAGAAATGGGACTGCCGCCGTTTGCCTCGATGAGCGGGATCCATATCGTGCAGGGCAAGCCGGTGCTTGGCGCGAACCTCATCGCCACACTGGTAAAAAACGACCCGCGCTACGATTACCGCATCAGGACATGTGACAACAATCAGTGTGTTTTGGTCTGGTACGAAAACGGCGCGGCCGTCGGCGAGAGCGGCTTTACGATAGCCGAGGCACAAACAGCAGGGCTGACCGGCAAGGACAACTGGAAAAAATACCCGTCCGACATGCTGTTTGCTCGCGCAATCAGCCGCGGCGCGCGACGATACGCGCCCGGCATTTTCGGCGGCGCGCCGGTTTACACGCCGGATGAATTTAATTTGGACACGGACGAGGACGGCCAGATCGTCACCGTCAATCCGGTCGTGGTCATCGAGCCGCCGCAACCGCAATTGGCGTCGGGTCCTCTGCCCGACGATGAGTTGGTCATAGCCGAGACCGCCGTGCGCGAGTTCATCCCCGCCGTTGCCGCGCTGCTGGAGACCGACGCGGACATGATCAAGGCGCGGCTTCATGCGCTCGGCTATGAGCGTATTCCTGGTGACCCGACCAAACGCATCGACGCCTATCGCCGCCTCAAGGGCGACCTGGGCGATAATGCGCAGTCTGACATGTTCGGTGCGCCGGAACCGGCCACGGACGGAGCCTATCGGGAATAAAACCATCCCCCGCTGCCCGACTCGTGACGTGGCTTGTACCGGCACAGCATCGGCCACTGCACTTATGACCAGCTGGACGGTCGGGCGGCGG